GACATGATTGAAACCACCAACAAGGATTCAGCCGGAGCAAAAGAATACATTGCCGGCGAGTACGGGTACACAATGAGCGTTGAAGGCATGTTCGAAGAAGATGCATCAGTTGGCGCGGGTATCAGTTGGAAAGAAATCATCACAGATTTGTTGGCCGGTACATCGGTGACAATTGTGATGACATCAAATGTTTCAGGTGATTTGAAATTGAGCGGTTCAGCGTTTTTCAACGAATTAAATTTGACAGCACCTCAAAACGATGTTGCCACATTTACCGCATCAATCCAAGGCACGGGCGCATTGACCGTTGGAACAATCTAATTTTGAAATTGTTGCGTATATTCGCAACATGAACACGATTGAAATCGGGGGTGTTCAACACCCCTTTTTTTTTAACATGAAAGCCATTGAATCCGTGATGACCGAATTCAATTTGGCCGATTTTAGCCAATTGGGCGAATCAATGTCATCAACGAGCGTTGCGGAATCTTTGAAATTTGCGCGTTATTGCGCATATTTTGGAATTCAATCCGGATACAAAAAGCAACGCGAAAAATTCCCATTCATTGACATCGATGATTTTGCCGATGCAATTGAATCTTTTCACGAAATTGAACCCGCCATCCATGCATTTACAAAAGCATGTGAAGAATTTTTCAAACCCCGTAAAAATGAAACGGGTGGTGATTTGGGAAATTAGACGGCGGCAAATCCGAACCCCTAACATTTGACCGCCTCAAAGAAATCGCATTTGGGGAAATGGGAATGGATGATGATGCGTTCAATGAATGCCATCCGAAATATTTCCGATTACGATTGTACGGGATGCGCGAGGCGCAACAACAACAATATCGCAATCAATGGGAATTGACGCGATGGATGGCCGCAACCATGATTTCACCACATTTGAAAAAGCCAATAAGCCCGCAAAAGTTAATGCCATTTCCGTGGGAAAAATCGACCCATGATGATATTGTTGCAAAGGTTACGCGATACGCGGATATATTTGCGAAGTTGACACCCATCGCCGAAGCATGAAAGCAATAAACGCCGTTTATAATGTATTATCCAACAATTCCGCATTGACGGCCGTTGTGGGTTCAAATATTAATCCATTGCGGATTGTTCAGGGCGTGGCATATCCCGGCATCACAATTCGTGTTTCAGCGGTTACACCACACCCGTCAAAATCAGGTCATTCAAAGACAGATTGGGCAACCGTTGAATTGAATATTTACGCAACCACATACACGCAAGCCGTTCAAATTTCCGATTTAGCACGAACCGCAATGGAAGTTGCAACGCCCGGAACATTTAATGGGGTGTATGTTTGGGAGATTGAATACGGCGGTGAATCACACATGAGTGAAGATAATGCCGAAGAATATGGCGTTTACAATATTATTCAGGATTATTCGGTAAGTTATAATAGATAAAATGTCATTAAGCGCGATAAATATTGTATTAAACGCAGTTACCAGCGCATTCAATAAGGATGTAAAGGATGCGGCAAATACAATGGAAAAGGCATCAACAACGATGCAACAATCGGCAAACAAAGCCGGACAAGCCATTGAACAATCATTGGGGTCGGGTCAATTGCGCCAAAAGATTTCGCAAGTTAACGCCACAATTGAAGAACAAAAACAAATCACCCGTGAATTCATGGGCGAATTGGAGCAATTGCGCACAAAGCGTGATTCAATGGCGAAAACGGATGTGCAAGGTCAAAAAGCCGTCCGGGCCGAAATAGAAAAAACCAAAAATGCAATCAAAGAAATAAGCCGTGATACATCGGAATTGACTGCAAAAAAACAAGCGTACACCCAACAATTAAGTCAAACAAATCAAACATTGTCAAGTTCACGCGCGGCATTGAATGGTTTGGCAACATCATTTTCATCAATAAGCGCAGTTTTAGCCATTGTAAATGATGATAATAAAGCGTTGCGCAATACATTAATGGGATTAAATGCGGCGTTAAATTTCAGCGCGGCAATCATGCAAGTCAAAGATTTACAAGAACAATTCGGCGGATTGACAAAATTTTTGACAAATCCATGGGTGTTGGCAACAATTGCCATCGGCGCAACAGTTGCCGCCGTTTACGCCTATTCAAATAGTTTGAGCGAAGCGGAAAAGATTCAACGCGAAGTAAACGACGAATTAATTAAAGCCACCGAATCCGCGCAAGCCAACGCGGTTTCATTAAATCAATATTTGTCGATTGTCAATGATGCCAATGTTTCGGAAAAAACGAGATTAGGCGCATTGGAACAATTAAAAAAATTGGGCATTGCAATTGATGGAATTAACATCAACAATTCCGAATCATTGGGTGAATTAAATAGGCGAGTTCAACAAAATATCAAATTATCAATTCAAAAAGCAATTGCGGACAAAGCCGCGGCAAAAATTGCGGAAATTGAATTTGATAGAATTGAAAAATTGAATGCCATCCGGCGTGATGGCGCATCATTGTTGGGCCAAATGCGGGAAAAGTTTTTGCCGGGTTATATGGCCGCAATGAATGAAAGCAATGCGGTAAATGATGAAGCGGCGGCAAAAACAAAATTATATGCAGACGCGTTTAAAAGTGCATCATTAGAGGTTGCTAAATACACCGACATTGAAACAGCATCGCGCAAAGAATCCGCAAAGGTTTCGGCAAAGAATGCCAAAGAAAAGGAAAAAGAAGCCGAAGCAATTATCAAAAGCGCGGAATCAGTCAAAAAAGCCCAACAAGATTTGATTGATTTTCTTGAAAAAAAGAGATTTGAAGGCGGTGAAAAAGCAAAGAAAAAAGCGGCCGAAGATGCCAAACAATTAACGGGGGCAAACCTGATTGCCGGAACGGCAATTGCGCCGGTTTTGGTTCAAGTTAAAATAGACCCAAAATCACGGTCACAAATTGTTCAAGACATGGACAAATTGATAACCGATATTTCAAGCGCGGTTGAACAATTAGGAGAAAACATTGCAATTACGATTGGGGAATCATTAGGAAACGCATTGAGTGGAACGGGGGACATGGGGGATTTTGGCAAAAACATGATTTTGACAATTGCCAATTTTGTGAAAACATTGGGGCGTTTGCTTATTAGTTATGGTATTATGGTGAAAAAATTCAAAGAAGGATTTTTGAAACCGGAAGTTGCCATTGCCGCCGGTATTGCTGCAATTGCATTAGGTACGGCCGTTGCCAATCAGGCCAAATCCGGGCCAAATGTCACGGCGTTTGCCGATGGTGGTATTGTAAGCGGGCCAACATTGGGTTTAATGGGAGAATATCCCGGCGCGCGTTCAAATCCGGAGGTCATCGCCCCATTGGATAAATTGAAAACATTGATGAAGCCCGACCAATCATCGGGATTTGTTGCCAGCACAACAATACAAGGTCGTGATTTGGCAATTGTTTTGGATAGGTATAACAAAGATACGAAACGCGGATAATGGCAAGGATTTACAAAGGTTCGTTTATTTCAATTACAAATATTGAATACCGTGTTGAATTGTGGGATGACCCGACCGGAACAACACCCGAAATTGTTTCGCGTTTATATTCATCGCGCGTTCAATCATCCGGTGGGTATCAGGAAGGCCAATCATGTTTGTTGGAAAAACTGAATGCGCTAAATTCAACAACCGAATTGACATTGGCCGGCGAAGGTTTAAGCATTCAACGCGAAAGTGAAGGCGATTCGGTGTATCAAAATTTTGTGAGGCAATCACGGGCCATTGCGAATTGGGTGATTCCAACGCAAACCATCATGGATGATTTCATCGGCATTCAAACCAAAGCCGAAACCGCATGGGCTATGTTGGTTTATCGCGATGATTCATTGATATATGTTGGACGCGTATTGGCCGACCAAATGACGCGTTTGCGCGAATCCATAGAATCCAAACCAATCATTGATTTGGTGGCCGTGGATGGCCTTGAATTGATGTCGGGATTCAAAGTGAAATCAACATGGTTCAGCGATGGCAAAATCACAATTTCCCAATTGTTCCGCCGTTGTTTGGAATCATTTGATTTGTCGGAATATTGGGTTGTTAATGGAACAAATCAGGCGTATTTATTTGATGGAACATTGTTGAGAGAGGCAAGCGCATTGCGTTTGGGTTTTGACATGTACAAAATCGATGAATACACCTTTTTACAAGATTTTGACCCGTTCACGGATGTGAAGGTCTTTGATTCGTATGGATGGCAAGTTGAACCGAACTATATTGATTGCAAACAAGCGTTGGAAAATGTGTTGTTGATGTTTGGCGCGCGTTTAACGCACGAACGCGGGGCGTACTATGTTATCCCATTCAACGCGTACGATAATACAACCACAATCAATTTGCGCCAATATTCGTACACCGGGCAATATATAGGAACAACAACCTATTCGCACCGACAAACCATCGGCAACGATGTTCGACCATTGTGGATGGCAAAACCATCATTATACTATCAACCAGCGGCGCAAAGTGTAACGGTGAACACCCACCGCCAAAACCTTGCAATCGCATCACGGATATATCCCAATTTAACGACATCAACATTGTCGTTGGTTGCCAATGATATTCCAACCGGTTCAACGCCGGACGATGCGCCAATCCGCATCCGGTTGATGGCCAAATCATTTAAGCGAAGCGAAACAATCGGTGGTGTTTTGTACACCGAAGATTCAACCGATGTTTACTATAATATCAGGTTGGTCAATCCAACCACATCCGCAACACGCGTTTTGGATGCAAATGGATATTGGGTAACGGGTGGATTGGTCAATGTAATCAATCGCCAACCAACAAAGGACATCAAAGGCGGTTGGATTACATCCGAATTCGAATTGTCGGTAACGACAGCCCCGGTCGGATTCACCAGGTTGGAGGTGAACATGTTTGTTCACGGAAACATTTTGAATTATTCCGGAACGGGCAAATGGAAAAACGGAAATTCAGCGGTGAAGGATTTTTGGGGAACAATTCAAGTGGCATTTGCCGATGAATCCCCATACCAAAACGCGGATTTCGTATTTGATAAAACCGAAGTAATTACAGCGTCAACAGCCAATTTGGTAAATTCAACACCCATCGTGATTGAATCGCCATATTATACCGATGTTTTGAAATACGGCGTTGGGAATTGGTTGGTGAATAATGGAACAACCGATGTTTTGGCTTCGGATTGGTACGGCGGTTGGGATTCCATCACCCATGGAACAATCACAAAAATGTTGGGATTGCAAATGGCATCAATTTACGCCAATTTTGTTCCGGTGATTCGTGGAACATGGATTGATTCAGGGTCATTGACAGCAATCAAAACTTTGTATTTTGACAACTATGCGTGGGTATTGAACGGCGTGAAATGGAATGCAAGGTCGGAACAATGGGATGGTGAATGGATTGGTGTTTCACCGGTTTACACATCAACAACATCGACCGGCGAAGGATTAAAAGTTCAGCAAACCCAAACCGGAAGTTTAGGCGAGCGATTAAATTACATTGAATCGGCGGTCAGCAATTTGAATTCCGCAATTTCCGAAGTGCCACAACAAGTGTTGGAATATTTGGTGAACGATTCCGACCAACCGATTACAACGCAACCAACATTGAACACGCGTTGGGAAGTGATGTTGCAATATATTGATAGTACCGAAGAAGTCACATATCATTTACAAGAACACAACGCATCGGTGACATATACGGCCGGCACGCACACAATTACAAATGGTTATGAATTAATAATTGGCGATAGTACGGATGGCAATGTGATTGTCAATTTACCAAATGCCACCGAAAGCAAGGGCAAAAAATATTATTTCAAAAAGATTGCCAACCCGCATACATTGACAATTTCGGGCAATGGATACAACATTGATGCCAACGGGACAAAGGTGTTAAATCAAAACTATGAAACATGCACCGTCATTTCAAATGGCATTCAATGGTATTTGGTATAAATGTTGCAAATGTTTATTGTTGTGATGTTATTTTCGAAGCATTATGGCAGAAGCATCAATTGACATCGTTGCCGGATACGATGGATTCAAATATCATTCCGCGGCGACCGTGACATCGGTATCATATGACGCACTTGTTGTGCAAGAAGATACCGTATTTACATCGTTCACAGTTACGCAAGAAAACGGAACATCAACCAATGTTTTGTCGGCGCGTGGCATGTCGGGAATCACATTTCAACAAGGGGCATATTTGCCCGCCGGAAAAGGCAACAAAATCACCGGGTTCGTAATTTCGACCGGGTCGGCAATCGCATATTAACATGATTGGAATCAGCGCATTAGGAATTGGCATTCGAAGCGCGCAATATTTGGGTCAAGGTTGGCCCATCGTTGTTGCGTACAAATCACGCGTGACCGCCGATGGCGGATATTATGAAGGCGTTTCATGTTTGTTAAACAAGTTAAATAATTTATGAGCGATTTATTAAATAAGGCCTCATTGGTAATGATACCAAGCGGATACAAAGAGGATGTTGT